CTGGATAATCTAGGATAATAACCTTAACCAGTATATTGGATATATGCTCTTGAGCATATATACTAATAGCAAAAGAAAAACTGAGTTTAAATAATAGCTTTATTGCTTTATTGTTAAACAATATTGTAAAGCGGGTGGTGCCTTTTGGTCTGTCGTCCCCTTACGGGAACAGCGAGATAGTACTATAGCACTTGATCCTTAACTAATTTAAACTCCTAACATATTGCTTATATTAGGAATTATTAATTATTATTAGAGACAATAATAAAGTTAAGTAAAAGTTATAAAAATCATTTAAAATTTTATCATGGAAAAAACAAAAAATTCATTTTTCTCCAATTTAAAACTTTATTCTGACGTTTATAAGGCTGGTACTATGATCTCACTTTCAAATGCTAAGCATTTGAAGCTAGTACTTAAAAATATAGGATGACGTATAGTCACTTTATCATTATTAAGTACTAGAGAAACCTCACGTTTTAGGATGTTACATAACTTTGGTTCTTTTCTCATAAAGATGAATAAGAACCATGGAAGTCTGTACACCGTAAAATATTTAAAAGCTAGCCAACTCGCAATACAAAAAAAGCTTGCGGGGCAACCTCTTAAATCTTTAAGAGATTGTGAACCCGATTATAACTTACCTCGATTATCAAAATCTGGTCTACCATCTGTTATTAAAACAACAGACAGGGCGTCTATCTGTAATGATAGTTACAGGATTATTCGTCTTTACCTTTCTCTATTTTCATTATATAGAGTTATACGTATTGATTTTAATCCAAAACTAAATACCATTACTGATCCTTTTTCTGGTTCTAATATGCATTTAAATGATTTTAATCTATGATTGAGAAATAATTCTAAATCTTGATTACAAAAATTCTTTAATATACACATTAGTTCTTTGAAAGCGATCAATATACTCCCTATTACCAAATCAAGTCCTCAAGGAACTCTAAGTTATAGTCATTTAATAGGCTCCTATTTAGGTTTAAAAAATAGTTCTTTATTTGAATATGTTTTATCATATATTGATAAAACTGGATCTCAAAATTTTAAAATTTTGTTTTCCAATATTGATTATATATTAAATAAATATCCTATAATACCTAAATCTGATAATTTATTCCTAGGAAAATTATCTTTTAAAGAAGAAGCAGCTGGAAAGCTGCGTATATTCGCTATGGTTGATATTATTACTCAATCATTATTCTATCCTTTACATAAATTCTTATTTGATTTATTTAGGAATATACCTAATGATTGTACTCATGACCAGAATAAAGGTTTTGTGAAAGCACAAAACTTATCTGTCAAGTACAATTGTTCCTTTGGATTCGATCTTTCCGCAGCTACGGATCGTTTGCCATTATCCAGTCAAGAATCTATTCTAGATTCTTTATTTGGTTTAGGAACTTTGTGAGGAAAAATTCTAACAGATAGAGATTATATACTTGGAAAGAATAATTACGGAATACCTGAACAACAATTACGTTATTCAGTAGGACAACCCATGGGAGCCTTATCATCTTGAGCTATGTTAAACTTGGTTCATCATATGATGATTCAGTTTATAGCTTTCCACCTAAACAAGATATCTCACTCAGAATGATATTCTGATTATGTGATTCTTGGTGATGACTTAGTCCTTTTTGATAAGGAAGTTGCAGATAGGTATCTTAGTCTTTGTGACCAATTAGGAGTTAATATAAATTTATCTAAATCTATAATTGCTCAATCGCGACCTGTCTTAGAATTTGCTAAAAGAACTTCGGTTAATGGAGTTGATGTATCCCCATTACCTTTTAAAGAATTATTATCTTCAAATAGTTTTTTTGGGCGTCTTTCTGTGACAACGCGTTTAATCAATAATAATTGAGGTAAAGACTTATTTAAGCTTCTTAAAATTGGAAATAAAATTAGTAGATCAACTAAAGTTGACCTAATATACCCTATGATAGCCTATTTAACTCAACAGTATCAAAAGAAAAAGATTCCTTTATCTTCTATACTTAGTTTAATAACTAGTAAAGATAAACCCTTATCTTTCTTTGGAAGGGATATAAGATGAATGACTCCTCATGTCATTAGTAAAGTTGTATCTTCATACATAAAGACTGGAAATTTTGATTCTAGTCATTTATTAATAAGAGATAGATTTTTCTCAGAAAGGAATATAATAATATTTAAAAATATCATTATACATAAAGTTAATAAACTTTATGAAAAAATTCTAAGTATGGATCAAAAAGAGAATAGAGTTAATCTCCTCAGTCATATAATAAAATTTTCTGACATTGATTCTTCTGATCCACTTTTCATGGATCGGTTAAATGAAATATCCGCATTTGCGGATATATTCTTTACAAGAGGATCAATACCATCATTGAGATCTTTACGATTAGGATTGGATGTTGATTTATCACAATCTGCTTCTTATGGGATTTCTTTCATTTATGATAGATATCTGAGAGATTTTAACCATAAAAAGGATTCTTTTTATAATTCTGAACTATTTGTCCGTTTAACGTTGCCTCACCTTCTAGATGATCTAGATTATCTTACTAATTTATATAGTAATTTAACTTTTTATAACGTTCCAAAAGATTTACGTAAAGATAAGTTGGATAATCCTCTTAAAGTCTTAGACTTTATTAAAGATATATCTAACCCTATCTACAAAGTAAGATCCGATTTCCTGTTATTCGACAATAATATAATAGAATCTGAAGCCCCAGTTGATAAATCTCCTGGAATGAAACCAAATTTTGATTTCATCTTAAGACCTCTGAAGATTCATATTACTACATATAGTCCTTCTAAATCAAAGAAGTAAAGTTCCTAAGTCGTTAGCTTCGATATGGCGTGC